GGTATTGCTCTTGCTAGGTCATCAAGAAAATCATTTTTTACTCCTGGAGAGTTTTGGTATGCTTTTCTCACTAAACTATCAAACTTATTGTAATCACCTTTTGAATCAATTATAAGCTGATTTACTTTGATTTGGTCTTTTACAGGTAAATCTACAATTTGTGAACCAGTTGTTCCATAAATTATTCTTGATGCTCTGTTGGTAAAAAATGGATTCCACACTGAATATTGAGAACCTGCGAATGCTGGATAAAGAGTATCATGAACTTTCTGTAAATCATCTTTTAAGACATCTCCTTTTCCATTTCTTATCATTCCTGCAAATTGTAAAAATTGTCCTGAGTTTTTATATCCTTGTATTGAATCTTTTCCAAGATAACTTGTTATGTAATTTTCTGCAGTAGCTTTACCATCATTTGTAGGAAATTTTCCTACATACTGTCTTAACTCTTCAGGAAGTAATTGTTCTCCTCCACTCAAATCTAAATAAAATTTATCAGATAAATAACCAATGTATTGATTTACATCTTCTACGCTATACTTACTTGTAGTTAGACCATAAGCTAATTCTGTAGCTAAACCACTTGTATCACCAACAAAATCTGCATCAAACAATCCTTGATTTATACTTGCAATATTATTTGTAAGTTTCTCTTCTACGCCTGAAGGGTCTCCATAAAACTCTGCAATAAAACTTCTTTGTTCAGGTGTTGAACTTTTATACCACTCAGTATCTGATAAGTCATCTTCTGTAAGTGGTTTACCTGTAAGTGCAGCAGCTAAAAATTTTACTTGAACATCTTTATCTAGTAACCATTCATTACCTTGTTTTTTTGC